AATCAGGGGGGGTAGGCGTAGTGGCTAAAAAAACACGCATAGGCTTTGCTGCTTTACGTCGGTTGCAATCGCCACAACACGCGACAAGGTTCTCCATATTTATAGCATTGAACAGTGAATCGTCTGTAGCCAATGGAACTAAATGATCAACCTGGTTAGCCTCACCTTGACAATAGAAGCAAGTGTAACTGTCTCGCCTTAATACCAATAGCCTTGCACGTTTGTACGCTGTCTTGCCTCGGTGGTTGCCTGCCTTGGTACTCATTAATAATGCCCTGACTTCTTATGCTTTGATAATGCTGCACAACAACTGCCATTGTATCTATGGTTTATATACTTTATACCCAAATCTATTTGCTTGTAAGGGTTGGTTTCTTTCATCTTTAAGAGCTGTGGTATCCCAAATGCTGTGCTTTTAGGGTTACGTGCTTTTGGATTCCATTTTGACTCTAAATACCAAAGTGATACCAAACACCGGTATTGCTTATCATTTGCTACCTTCATGTGTGCATATAGTTTAAACATCTCTACATCACTTGAATATGCAGGTTTTATAGAAGCCGCTGTGATAACAGTAAGCGCCCCAAATAGCGTTAGTAGTCGCAGGCGAGCCATCCGCAGTTGCGGCTCGCAAGCGCGACCAGAGCGTAGCACCTTTGTCAAATACCGTTTCATAAGTTGTTCACCATTTGATCGCTGACCATACGCACTCCAAGCACACCGCAGCCCAGGCACTCCAACACGTGTACATTGGCAGGCAATTTGTCAGTAACCCGGACTATTGTGTGGTTTTTGTTTTCCTTGCAAATACGGCAATCAAATGCTAGTTCCATGGCTGCTGCTCCTTAAATCGTCAATTGGGAATAGGTCGCGCTGTGTTACCCAGTAGTTATCTTGCAACCTATGATGAAAGATTGGCTGTCTAGCCATTGCTACAGGTATCCAGCCTGCTATTTGATATACCGGGCTATGGCCTGTGACCAGCACCGCTACATCTTGTTGCCTGTCTGTTTTGTTTATGATCAGGCTACCGTTTGTATATTTTGTCCACTTAACCTCTAGCCTGCTACCCACATCGGGTTCATTTTTAAAGGTGTTTATGGTTGGTTTGAAGTTACGTAAGCCAAAGTATTGGGCTACTGCCATTTCAGCACCTACGGCCTCCGCATTTTCGCCTATGAATTCGTGAAGGCTGATGCCTTTGTTAAACCTGCCTGGATGATCAGGCCTGCCTTTAAGGGCGTAAACCCTAGCAAAGCCAACCTGGTGTGCCTCAATTTCCTGCGCGTAGTCCAGCACCACCCGGTTCATTTACAAGCCAAGCAAATCCATAAGGTGTCATATACATCCGTGCCCCCTAGTTTTGATGCATAGTGCTGGCCTTTGTCACACCACTCAATAGCAGGCGGTGTTACTTCATCACGCAGCTCTGTGCCATCTTTGTCTATGCGCAGGCGCTCACCTGTAGTTATTTTTATCATTTCAAATTCGCCCATTAGTCTTTTACCCACTCTGCTGGACATTGTGGCTTAGTAGGAGAAGGACAAACCCATCCCTTGTACGCGTTGCCTGTCTTTTGGCTAACGCCTTCCTTCCAGTTCATACGCCCGTGCCTGCACTTAGGCAAATCCTCGGTTATTTCGCCGCCTAACTGCGCCTTTAGAGTTTCCACGGCTGAGCCTATGGATATCGCTGTGCCTTCGGTGGCAGGTAGCGTAGCCCAAACATCTACAATGGGCGCATTTTCTACCTGATCCATATTCTGCTTTGTAGCCCTGGCTTCTACGGGCATAAGCAGGCTGATTGCACGCCCAATGGCGCTTGTGGTCGTGTCCTCTACATACCAACGCTTCATATTTTCACGGTAAAACGCCTGGTGTCCAAAGGCGTAATCAACCGCTGCTGGCACTAGGTCCTCGTGTTCACGGTATATACGAGCGCGAATTAGTACGTAGCCTTTGTCCAGGTCACACTCAACTATATCCGTTTCAATGCGGCCCACCGGGTGTGCAGCTCTAAACCGTTTAATGCGTGCGTTTACATCCTCATACTCATCAAAGTTAATCATTTACTGACCCGACGATCCTGGCCAATGCGCATACCTGCTGCGCGGCCACGATAATAGCCATCCTTACGGCCTGCCTGTACACCTAGCGCGTAGAAAACTATCGCAGTGAACAGTATTACCACCATCATGTAACCTATTGTTTGTTCCATTTTTAGCCCCTTAGTTTAGTTTTTTGTGGCCTTCCAACCACTACTAAAAGGGTAAAGCGCACCTATGACATAAAGCAAGGAAAGACACGCCAAAGGCTACGGTTTTATTTCCTCATCCTGAACCTTAGACTTAGATTTTAAGCCATTGCTGGCTAATACACCGCCTAGGCTGCCTGTTAGGAATATACACAGGGTTGTTAATAAGTCTATGAAAGCCCGGTCATTAGGGGCTTGGTTACTAATTGGCTGTGTTACAAAGATAAGGGCATAAAGCATGCCTAAAACACAAAGGGCAAACACCACGGCCAGTGTGCAACCAATAAACACAATTAGCCGGGCGTGCAGTTGTTCAGGTGTTAGGCGCTTCATATACATTTTTTGGGAGTAGGTCTTTGGTGCATGTACCCACCACTTCGCAGGCAGGTGGCTTGCATTGCGGTTTATCCCAGTTTTCAAATTCTTGGCACTCATATCTTACCCATCCTTGATAGCCACACCCTGATAGGAGCAGCGACAAGGCCACTGCCCCCACCAGTTTGTGCATTACTTATGGCCCACGCCAAATTCTTTTGCTTTTGGGTCAATGGCTTTTAGGGCTGGCCCGATCAAAGCGGCTATAAAGGCATTAGCCAATGTACGCGGGTCTGTCACACCTGCCATATAAAGTGCTGCCACGGCTGCTGCTGCTGCTCGCCCGTAACTTAAGGCCATTGCTTTTAGTTGTTTTTGCATTGTGTCTCCTTAGCGCCCTTAGTTGATCTGACGTAGCACATACAAGGTTGCAGTGCCGCTGGATGTCACCGCATATAAATCCTGGTGATCACCAACCATTAGGGATAACTTATCGCCGTTATCAAGGCGGTAGCCGTTGGCCGCAGTTAAGTCAGCACCGCCAATGTAAACCGCCCCACTGGCACTGTGTAAATAAGCCATTTGATCGCCTATTTCAGCAGGCACAATTATTGCAGCGCTGGTTGTAACGGTATAAACGGCTGACTTAGGCATCTACTAACTCCAATTTTTTGGCTAAGGCCACTGCCTTTTCACGGCTTATGGCTATTTCAAAGTGCATTTCATCTTTACGCCCCCGGTAATCGCCGCCCCAGGCCAGGCCATACTTCTTGGCTAGCGCCTGGATCATTGGCACTTTGGCTAATGGAAACGTGCCTGCCTTGCCTAATGGGTGTTTAGTGGCGTTTAGGTCAATGGCTGTGCCTGAGCTGTGGCAACTGAGTTTGTCAGTTGTACCCCTTACCATCCTGTACGCATAAGCCCAATCATCTAAAGTGCCACCGTCTATAGGTTCAATTAGCGTATTAAACTCAGCAGCAAACGCGGCTAGCAATTCACCAGCATCTTTAGCGCAGCGAATTTTTAAAGTAGTGCCTTTGACCGGGTAAGGCTTTACGCCTATAGCCGCCTGATCTTTACTTGCTGGCCATCCATTGTAAGAAGTCTCGCTCACAGGCTGCACACTCCCATCTTTTTAATGCGTTAAGTGTTAATTCATTGTGGTTACAAGGCATTGGTGCAATAAAAGCATCATCTATCGGATCATAGGTATCACCGATATTTGCAAAATTAAAACGGATATTTTCGTTATATGAAGTCCGTTTTACTGTGTAAGGCGTGCCTTGCGCGTAGTAAGTTTCAGTATCCAAACCGTCAATAAGTTCAGTTTCATCTTTGCCCACTGTTACAGCAACAACAATGTTGTTTTCATCTAAATATGCGTAATGTGCCATTATGCCCAACTCACTGTGTCTGATACGCCTGCGGCTGTAATTGTGGAAACTTTAAAACCGCCACTAGGTGCTGCGGTTGTCTGTGTTACGCCCCCACTAAAAGTTGCAGTAAATATATCTGGGTATTTAAGAATTACAACACCTGATCCACCCGCTGTGCTGCCACCAGCACCACCGCATTTGCTACCGCCACCGCTGCCAGTATTTATATCACCAGCCGTGGCTGTCCCAGGTGTTCCTACCGCACCTGTTCCACCGCCGCCTGTACCGCCAACTCCTGCAACTGCGTTTCCACCAGCACCACCGCCACCAGCCCTGGTTACTGATGTTCCTGTAATTGAGGATGCTGAACCATTGCCGCCGTTTCCTGAAGCCGCCGATGTTGCACCTGCCGCGCCTGCACCACCACCGCCGCCGCCTCTAAACGGTAATGCTGCTGATGTTCCACCAGTACCACCGTTGTTGCCTTGCGATGGGCTTTGAGTTGGCGTGTTACCTGCACCACCATTTACGTCTAATCCATCGCCAGTAGTACCACCACCGCCGCCTGAACCGCCATTGTTACCTGGTCTTGATTGTCCACTTAAACTAGTTGCGCTAGCACCACCACCGCCGCCGGCGCTTGTCATCGTATAAAATACTGAATTATTTCCATTGTTGCCATAAACGTTTGTACTGACATTACCGCCACCAGCGCCAATAGTTAGTGCATAATTTGTGGCTTTTGTTAAATTAGTAAAAGTAGTAGTTCTATAACCACCAGCGCCGCCAGCGCCGCCACCAACTCCGCCGCTGCCACCAGCGCCAGAGCCGCCACCACCAATGACTAAACACTCAACGTCTAAATTTGTTGGCACAGGCCAAAGAATAGAAGTGATTATGTTAGGAATCATTAGGCTATTGCACCCACGACATACCAAGCATCTGTGCCAGTTTTAATACAAGCCGCTGATTTGTACTGACCAAGGGTTGGGCTAGCCGCAGTTGCACCGGCGCTTAACACCGTAGTAGTGCCAGGCGTTACGGCTGAAATAGTGCAAGTACCAACACCAATGTTAAGCACTGTCAATACTGTGCCAATTGGAAACGCAGTTGTAGCGTTTGTAGGAATTTTAAAAGCAATAGCCGTAGCCTTATTCATCAAAAATATCTCTTGATAATTGTCATTTGTGGTGGCTGTATAGTCGGCTGTCTGTGTTACCACGTCAAACTGCACGAGCGAATTCATCGTGCTACTGGTCAAAACTTCACCAGTAACGGTTGGAAAGCCTGAAATTGGCATGTATATCTCCTTTAGTAACTTAACGTATTAGTGCCTAATACGCCATATTGGGTTGATCCGACAATGAACGCATCAATCACAGGCTCTAACGTTGTAAATTGTACGCGCCATCTGTTTGGGTTTATAGTCATAGCCACGCCAAAAATTTGCAAAGTTTTTGTTAGGCTGCTTGAACCAGGTTGGGTGGTTGTAATGGTTATTGGGTCAAAGAAATCAAGCTCTAAGGCGGCCACAATTCCTGTGTCATAGTTTTCTGTGTAAAGGTCTAGCACAATGGAATCACACCGCACGCTTGTCTCGGCCCGGCTAGCCACGTAAGCCTGTGCAT